TCAACTCGCATTCGCTTCAAGAACACATTCGAGATCCCCGTGACCTTCAAAGAGATACAGGAATCCTTCCACTTTCCCACCACCAACGGCCTTCGAGAAGACGAACGTCTCTTTCGGATAGTCTTTCGATTGCGTGTATGGCAAGCGGCTTCGATACCATTCTTCGATTGCGCCCCGCTTGTCAAGGCCATCTGATTCCCAAGGAGCGTGTTCCAGGCTGAGCGAAACGTCACGAAGGTCGCGCCGATGGAAATCAAGTATTGTGGCGCCCGTGCGGTCGGTGGAGTAGTCAGCGATGAACACTCGAGCTGGCAACAGTATGCAATCTCTACGGATCTCTTTCGCAAGTGTCCCCCCTTGAAGCCAGTCTTCGCAGCGGGGATAATTGGTCAGATCAAGAGCAAGGTAGACCGACGTCCCCGTTTGACGCTGTCGGGACGAAAGGGGGTGGCGCTCAAAATCGCTTTCCAACAACGTCTTCAAGACGTCGGCGTGGGGACGCACAAACTTCTTGGACTCCTGAACATAGGTCCATGCTGTGGTCGTACTAGGATTCTGCGTCCTTGAGATGATGGTCACCTCGGTGCAGATGGCGTGCGTCGAGTAGAATCCGACTCCGAACTCGCCGATGGCGGAGATGTCCCCCTTCTTAGTGCTCACGCCAAGGATCCCGATTTCCTTGTAAAACTGTTCTTCGGTCATACCACGCCCGGAATCTCTGACGGCCAAGTGATACATCCCCGAGCCACCGAGCTGCGGGGGGCTGAGGATTGCCACCTCGATGATCCGAGGTTCCCCAGTCAGTTTGCCAAGGATGTCCGACGCGTTTTGCAAGATCTCCCGCAGAACGGCCACTGGCCGTTCCCTGTACGGGCCGGCATGTTGCTCGATCCACTGTTTGGGATCTGCCCCCGGCTCAAATTCCTCGGCTCCCGGGGCGCGACTCGCAGGTGCTGCATCGCTCATTGAACTCTCCAGTCAGGCAGGTATGGCTGTTCGGGACCCCTAGGAGTATACTACGGGTAATTGGCCAAGCGCAGGCCAAAGGAGTTCGTTTCGCTGAGCTGATTGGGGGGCCAGGGGGAGGAAGAGGTGTAGGTTTAGGCTAAGGCTAGGCTCATTCGAGGTGACGCGCGGAATTGTCCTCTCCGCGAGGGTCGCAGCAGGCTTTGCGCGATTCATGATTTCAGGCACGGAAGATTCGGGGGGGATGGGGGAGGGGCAGGTTTCGCGCGAACAGACATAGTTGATCGAAGGCCCAGAGTTTAACCCGAGACACGCCTGAACGCAGGCCTGCGAAGTAGTCTCGCTCCCACGGCCAGCCTGCGTTGAAGTGGCCCATCATGTACCGGCAATCGATGCGAGGCCAGGAGAGGACCTCGAAAGGGTAGCCTGCCATCCAACGGACTTTGTCGAGGTTGCGGTCGATGCCTGCGAACTGGAAGCCTTCGATCATAAACGTGTCGAAGCCCGAACCTGATTTCGTTTCCCACTGGGTCGGCAGGTTGATGTAGCGGTTGAGCTGGCGCGTGGCCGGATCGTTCACGTCAAGCGGCCAGAGCAGTTCGAACTTCGCGTTCGGGTGCGCCGCGAGGACGTAGGAGCGGATCGCGTCAACGTGATCCTTCACGGTCTCGCGCAGGAAGTCGGCGTCCAGGTAGCTGTTCACCGACGGATCGTCATTCGGCGTCAGGAACGTGTGCAGCGCGCGGCCGTGCGCGGTCTGAAATCGATCGGTGGTGTAGGCGTCGTAGAAGGCCATGCCCGAGGCGTTGGCAAAGTACCACCACAGGACCTCTCCGAATTGCAGACGGGCGGTCAACCCTGCGGCTTCCATCAGATCGGCCATCTCGTCGTAAGCCTGCTTGATATAGTCGCGGAACGGAGGAGCGAAGGCGCAATGGTTCGAGAGTTTGTTGCCGAAGCCCGTTGCGGTGGCCACCGGATTGCCGTCCGGGTAGCGTTGCACCCAAACGGCGGTCGGCGGATCGTCGGGCGGCAGCACGAGTTCCTGGCTGAATGCGACCACGCACGTCATATCATTCGCCACCAGCTCGGCGAAGTAGTCGGCGTGCCAGTCGCGCGCGGCGCGGTTGAGGACTGGCGTTACGGTATCATCGATCACCCACTCGCCCATAACGCCTCCCGTGAGCGAGCCTGAGACGCTGACGGTTCCGCCCGCGGATGTGTGGGACTCCGAGAAGCTGAACGAATACGCAGGGGCGGGCGACCGGACCGTGATCGTGAGCACGCCGCCCGAGGCCTCGGCCCAGACACCGACGAACGTCGCGTTGATGTAGTAGACGAAATGTGCGGCGATGGTATCTGGTGTGTCCGCCGGGAAGACACTTTTGCCGATGGTCGTGCCCCCGATCGTCAGGAACGCTTCGTCGCCGCCGGCCCAGCTTCCGCCGTAGGTGACCGTCACGCTGGGGAAGGTCCCACCGACCCGCCGACGCTGGTTCCACCAGAAGACAGAGACGTAGTGATCAATCTCCCCGATCAGGCCGAGCTTGCGGATCGCCCAGACGAGGCGCTGCGGCGAGAGCTTGTAGGTGTGATCGGTGCCGTAGTCGCAGGCCACGCCGACGTCGGTGTGCGTAGCGGGCGGGTCCGGCACGCCGGACGGCACGGCGCACTCCAGAAAGTCGAAATAGTAGTAAAAGCCCTGGCTGGCGGTGTTCTTGGTGCCCGTGAGCCGGATCTCCACCGAGTGCTGACCCGCGGAAACGTTCGAGAACACCTTGCGGCGAACCTGCCGGGCCTTGGCGGCTTCGTCGTAGCAATTGAGCTGTACTGGCGCACCGCCATCCAGCCGCACCTCGACGATTCCGCAATCGAAATCGAGCCGCGTGCCGAGGTAGATGTCGTGCGTGGCATTGCAGTGTGTCTCGACGGTTGCCGTCGCATTGGTCTGCGCGGCCCGCAGCGCGCGGCCTTGGCTGAAGAACTGGGGCGGCGACCATTCCCAGAAGCCCGTGTACCGCACCCAGGAATCGTTCTCCTCAATGCGCACGGAAAGCGGTCCCGCGACCTTGAGCGCCCGCTTGCCGAGCGGGTCATCCACGGTCCAGTTGGAAAAGGTGGCCTCCCACTCCTGGTCCTCATAGGCCGCCGAGTCTGCCAGCTTCGGCGCGAACGTCATCCATATCTTGTGAAGGCTGTCCGCGTCTTCCGCCGAAAAATCGATGGTGACGCGCCACGTGGCGTCCGATGAGCCGCCCGCGAGCTGGACCACCGCTGGAGTGAAGTACAGGTTCGCGTTCTTGTGAAGCTCGTACAGGCGCATCATGTTGCCGTCGTAGCCGGGCCGAGCGGCGGCGATGGTGAGCTGGTTCCCCGAGGCGGTGGCCGACAGCGGGATGAGAACGCCGAGCGATTCCCAGTCGAGACTGTTGATCTGGTCGCGGATGTCGCGGCAGATGGTGGTGTCCTTGACGTGGTAAAGCGTGTCTGCGCCGCTCCCGGAGGCCGAGACCGTGAAGCTGGCACCGGTGTCGAGCTTGCGAACGAGCTTCACCATATGCACCTGGCTGCCGATTGAGGCGTCTACATTGGGGTCCGGTGCTCCATTCACCGCCGCCACCAGCGCATTGGCGACATCGGCGCTGCCATCGCCGGGCTGTTCCGTGTAGTTGTAGGTTGTGCCGGCGACGGTTATCGAATGGACGGTGCCGGAGCCCGCGGCGAAGAACGGGAACTCGATGTCGACCTTGCCGGGGACGATGTAGTCGAAGGCGAGGTTCTGATACCACAGGGTCACCCGGTCGAAGGCCTGCATCCCGGCGTCGATGAGCGTGAAGGGGCCGTCGGCTGTGGTGTAGTCGCCGCCGACCTGGGTGGCATGGTCGAACAGGCGGATCTGCTTGAGGGAGCCGTCGGTCTTGAGGCAGTTCAGGTAGGGCCAGTCGATGGTGGCGAATTTCGTGGAGTCGATGGGCTGGAGGTTCTCGTAGGTGAGATCGAAGGTGAGGACGATGTCCGAGAAATCGGGGTCGGGCAGGTAGGAGAAGCGCGGGTGGCCGAAGAAGTCGTCGCGGTCCCAGAGGACGAGGACGCAGAAGTCGCCGGCGTCGCGGAAGACACCGGAGACCTTGAAGCCGGTATCGCTGGTGGAATGGAGGGCGGCGGCCGCCCCGAAGTCATTGAAGCCCTGAAGGTGGACGGTCCGGGCGGGCTGGAGCTTGTGGATGGTCTCCATAAGTTCGGGTCACTACGTGCATACCTCCGGCCAAGGAGGACTCTCCAAACCAGCTATGTATTCTTGGTCGCTTCGGCGAGATCCTGAAGGTCTTTGCGAAGATTCTCTAAGAAGTCAGCTGGTAGCATGAAGCCCAGTTGTTTGTCGATCACGTCGAGTTCGAGAATCCTGGATCTTGCGAGCAGGTTGACGAGGTGAGTCATTTTCTCCGAGATGCCCTCGACTTGCGTTGTCGCATTTTCGAGGTGTCGAGCGCTTCGCAATTCGGATATACCAAGGTCTTTGATGGATTTGCGCACCAGCGAACAACTGGGGCCAAGCGCCGCGATCAGGTTCCCGTCTTGCCGGTCTCGATCGAACCTTGCAATGGTAACGCCCGCAAGGTCGCTAGGCAGTTTCATTTGCTCAGACCTCTCGCAAACGACGAATGTACGCGACCGACCCAACCGGCCCATGAAAAGACCGAGTTCAAACATCAAATTGTCGCGCGGCGCAAGGCGTTCAACGTTGCGACTGAGGACCACGTCGTCCGGGGTCAGAACGAGCACGGCAAAATCGAACCGCTCAAGGGCGTTTACCAGAGCTTCGAGCGTGGTCTGGCCAAGTCCGAACACTCCCTCGTTCCAGAGGGTTACTTCGCAGTCCTCGTGCAGAAGGTACTCAATCGCGCGGGCAACCTCCAACCCTTCGGACGAGGAACCGACAAACAGGGACGGTCGTGCTGACGGAGGCTTGGCACCCATGCCTCATATAATCTTGCCATACAACGGAGTGTCCGTCTACAACCGTATCGTTACGACAAGGCGTTCGCCCGGAAATGTGCTCCCAACGGCGGTGATGTCCAGTGTGATGGACTGCGTGGGCTGGATCGCGGGTAGGTCCTTGCCGTCGATCGAGTTGGCCGGAAACGTCTGGCCGTCGTTGATGACTACGGTGCCGATGGCAACGCCGTCCACCTTCACGACGGCGTTGATGTTGCCATCCTGCGGCGCGGTCTTGCAGTAGGCGTAGATGTCGCGGATCGAGGTCGCCTGGCGCAGGTAGACCGGCGGGACGGCGTCGCTTTCGATTCCGATGACGCCTTCGACGATCAGGTCCACCTGCTCGCCACTCAGGATGCGGATGCGGCCGTCGAGGAACCCGCTCGTGTAGTTGTTCACGGCCACTGGTGAGTTGCCGTGGATATTGGTGACATAGAGTTCCACGGCGCAAACGGCCATGCAGCGGAACGGCTCGCGCGCCTCCCACGCGCCCGACTCGGGCGTGCCATAGAAGTTTTTCGGGACGTTGTAGATGAACAGGCGTTTGTCGAGGCGAATCAGCTTCGCGCCGACGTTGTGGGCGGTGGCGGTTGATTCTTTCGCGGCGCGCTCAATCTCGGCGCTGTTCCCGTTGATCGAAACGAGCTTGACGATCTCCGCGTCGAGCAGGGCGAGGTCGCCCTCGCTGAACGAACCCAGGCTTGCGGCACTGATCGAGGTGTCCGAATCGCTGATCCCGGCCGCCAGGGTCGTCTGGATCGGTGCCGTCTCATCGAAGTGCCAGACGGTAAACGTGAGCGTGGAAATCGTCTTAGTGTTCGTGAGGTCCGTGAAACCGACGCCGGCGATCAACAGCACGCCGGCCTGCGGTGCGATCCCGAATACCGGCTCCGGCGGCGCGGCGTTGTCGGTGAAGCCGGGCTCCGGCGGAACCGGATCGGCGGGCACATCGGCGGGCTTCGGCCCAATGACCAGGTCGTACATCGCATCCGTCGTGGTGCGGCCCTGGATGTCGATCGAGTAGTCGCGGTTCAGACGCCAACCGGTGACGCGGAACTCGCCATAGCCGCCCGGCATGTCGGGATGCGTCATCAAGCACACCATGCCCGGCTCGGTGTTCAGGGCCAGGACTGTGGTACGGAACGAAACCTGCCGCGCGGCCTTCCACTCCGCCGGCGTGATCCCGCCTAGCTCTTCGCGCAGGCGCGTGGTGATGATGCGCGCCGCCTGCGACTTGCTCGCCGCGCCTGACAGGTTGACGTTCGACTTCAGGAACAGAGGCGAAACCGCGCCACCGATAAGCTTGGCATGATCCATGTCGTACAGCGTGATCGAGTTGTTGACGAACTCGAACTCTTCATCGGCGAAGTTGGCCGTCAGGTGATTGAAGGCGGGCCGCATGGGAGCCAGTTGCAGGCTCTGAAAAAGGATATTGCCCATCGTAAACGGCTCGACCACGGAGGAGTTCACGCGAATACCGACCTTGAGCTTGCCGAAGGCGAACGAATAGTAGCCCAGGCAGTTCATCAAGACTTCCTGTATCCAGTCGCGCAGAGGCTTTTCTTCCTGGAGCACGCCGCGGAACTTGAACTGCGTCTCCGTCCCCGTTCCCACAAGCTTGTTCACCTGCTCGTCGCAGATAGATGCAGCGGCGATCGCGGCGTTCACGTCGAAGTACTGCTCGGCAGTGGCCGCGTCGGCAAACCGCAGCCCACGAGCGCGTAGGAGCATGTTGACGGCGATCCAAACCGGATTCGTCAGCACCTGTTGCGAGCGCGCTCCCGGCTCGGTCCAAACCCAGCCGGTCAGCCCCTGGCTCACGACGGCCTGCATCGCATGCTCGGCTGGCCGCGAGGGCTGAATCCCTTTGGCGTCCGCACGGCGGATCATGAGGAAGGCCGTGCCCGCGGCGCGCTCCACCGGAGCGTCGGTGTCCATTCCAAAGGGAACAGGATTGGGATCAAGGCCCGTAGCCAGAAGCAGCCCAAGCGCACCGGGATAGCCGTGATGAAACTGCCCGTCGAGCTTGTGCCCGCTTCCGAATGATCCGATCGGACCCTCGCCGACGATCCCCAGCGCGGCATAGAAATCACTCTCGTCGCGGCCCGCGGCGATCTTGCAATTCACAGGCATGCCGGAGTCGGTGTAGATCTCGGGCAGCACTTCGTCGTAAATCGAGTCCGCGATCAGCGACACGCTGGTGATCGTCGAGCGGCCGAAGCCCCAGACGCCGGTGGAATTGTCCTTGATGCGGACGCCCTGCGGCTTGGCGATGATCCCGCCGTAGTAGGGATTCATGCCATGGGCGCGGCAACCGTTCGCGGTGTCGTAGCCCTTGTCGCACTTGGTGGGATCGGCGTCGGGGAAGTTCACGAGGTCCAGCGCGCCTTGCGTCGCGAAGGGGCAGCCAAGGCCGTCGTTGAACTGCTTCCAGCAGGTGCGTGAGATACGGCGGGTCGGGTACGGCAGGTTCAACTCGTACAGGCCGTCGGCGGCGGTCACCTGGAACTCGGGACCTGCGTCCATCGACCAGTTGACGATGTCGCCGCGCCACAGGTCGAGCTTGATGCCGGTCGAGACGTGAAACAGGCTGAACTCAATCGCGGCGCGGAACAGGTCGACATCGTTGGCCAGGTCGCGCATGACGCGATCGGCGTTGCCGAAAGTGAAGCGCGCTTCGTCGGCTTCGTTCCCGAGGGATTGCGAGATGCCGTCGAAGTCGAGCAGGCGCGCCTGGTAGAGTTGGTTGCCAATGGTACACCGGCGGTCGGAAACATGGATCGCCGGGTAGCCCGCCTGGTTCGGCTGGATCTTGACGAGCGGGATCAGCTCCTGCACCTGCGAGAGCAAAGCTGTTGCGAGGGCGCTCGATGGGAAACGGGAGAGGGTCTGGTTGAGAGTGTACGTTGGCGATGTGGCCGGGATCTCGACCAGCGTTATGCCGACCGAGCACACTGCATCGGAGATCATCTCCCACGAGAGTGGCTCGTTTTCGAAGCGGCAGGCGAACGGCGTCGTTCCCGAGCCGTCGTCATTCGGCGCATTGTAGGTGAACGCGCCGTAGGGACCGTAGTGGTTGTCCCAGAAGTCGCGGAGGGCGACGCGCTCGGATTCCTTAAGGCGCGCGCGGCGGACGGTGAAGCGCTTCGCGCCCGTTCCCAGAAGGAATCGCTGCTCGATCTTGGCGTTGGCGCTTCCGAACTGGTGGACGATCACCTCTGGCGCGTGCGCGCGTCCGTGCGGGAATTCCGGAACGATCGGGAAAACGCCGGAGACGACGATCTCCGGCACGGGGATGTTGCCGAGGTAATCGGACATCGGTCAGTACAGGCTGGTCGAGTGAAGGGTGACGAAGCCGGTCACGAACAGGGACCCGGTGTTGGAGTCCGCGCCCAAGTCGCCGCGCCGCATCAACCTTATATAAGAAGGCCGAGGAGTGCCGGCCAACCCGCCCCGGCAGTTGGTGTTGTTGGCGAAAACCCACGAGCCGCCGTTGATGGAGTCGCCGCCCAGGACCTTGACGAAGGCTGTGCTGATCGGGCTTGTGGACAGGGTCCCAACCGAATAGGCCGCGGAACCAGTGGGCGAGTTGAATGCTGGGCCGATCGATAGATCCCAGGCCACGTCCGCGCACGTGCTGACGTTCACCGAGAAAGCCATGTTGCCGCCAGTCGTGCCGGCGTAGCCGAACGGAATGAGCCGGACATAACCCTCGGAAGATGTTGCTTTGCCGCCGTTGGCCACCGTCACCGTGACGTGCTGCTGCGCGCCGTCAGCCAGTTCGATCGCGGCGACCTGGAATCCCGCCGGGCCGACGCAAGAGACTGTGCCCGAGGTGTGGACGATCCGCGCGTTGAGCACGGGCGTTCCGCCGATGCATGTGCCCACGTGGAAGAACTCCTGCTGCTCGGCAAGGGTGGGGTAGGCGGAAATACACTCGCCCTGGTTGACGAAGGTGCACGTGGAGCCGGCGATCACGGTCCGCAGGAAGGGCAGATAGACGCGCAGCCCGAACAGGCTCGCGTTCACGCGAAACGCGGATGCGAGATTGGCGAAGGCTGAGAAGTCGGGCGCGAAGTATCCCTCAACCAGCGTCTCAAGGAAGACGGCGTTCGAATCGTTCGGCTCGAGATAGATCGCGCCTGTGCTGGGCGTGCCGTTGGCGTCGGTGTCCACGTTGGTGAATCGGTTTGCCGATGCCAGGATGCCCGGATTGCCGACTACAGCGTGCAGGGCTTCATCGGTGGTGCGGTCGATGGTGTTCTGCGTCAGAACGACGCCCATCTGGTTGGTGCTGAACCCGCCGCCGGTCGTTATACGCAGACCACGGCCGCGAGCGTTCTCGATCAGGTTGCCGGTGATCGTCACGCCCTGGTGATTAAGGATCGAGAGCGGAATGGTCTCCGAGGACTGGTTCGCCGCGTTCCCATCGAAGTGAGTGTTCGCGACGATGCAGTCGGCGCATCCGTCGAGCACGATCATCGCCGCATTCAGGCCATCTGCCGCGCGAAGCTTTGCCCGCCGCCCGAGACCGTCCAGCCGCCAGCGTGTTTTGGAGGAAATCGTAACGGTTGCGCCGACGGCATAGACGCGCGGGCCCAACTGGATCGTGACATCGGTGGCCGAGCCCGCCGCCGCGATCGCGCCGTTCAGGCACGTGTGGTCGTGGACGCCCTGCGTCTGGCAGTAGTCGTCGGCCCAGTAGACGACGGTGCCGCGCTCCAGGCGCGCGTCGAGCTGCGATTGAAGCCCCGTGATCTGCGGAATCGTGTAGTCGCCGGCCTGTGCGGCGACCGCGCCGGTGCGCCCAAAGACGCTCGAAACCGGCGCGCTGCCGCCGCATGGTCCAGGAATCCAGGACGACCCAGACCACAACAGGCACTGTCCGCTGTCAGCGCCGCCGCTCAGGATCTGCGAGGGCTGGATCGTCAGCGCTGGCGTTGGCGCGGATGTCACCCGAACCTGGTTTACCTTGAGTGGAACCGCGCTCGTCGGCACGATCCAGCGTTCGGTCCACGCCGGTCCCGAGCGCGGGGTGAACCGTACGGCGTAGCTGGTGCCGGAAGGCGTGGCGGTGTCGTTCGGCTCCAGACTTACCGAGATGACGCCGTTGGTGATGGTGAAGTCCTGCTGCCAGCGGACAACGGTGCGCCCGTCCGGAGTGGTCATGTCGGGCGCGCTGATCGTGAGCCTGCCGTTGAACAGCGTGTCGGCGATGCCCGTGAAGGCCGTGTCCCGGATCTGCGTAGCGGCGAGCACCGCAGGAGCGAGAAAGAGAATTCTATAGAGCGTTTTCATCAAGCTAACCGCACTGTTCCTGATCTGAGCTTCGTCGTAAACCTCGTTGAACCGAAGGGCCGGAGTCCATGTCAACGGCGCTTAATAAACTTCGAAACCGGCTTCTTCACTGGCTTCCTGACTCAAGGCGCTGCACACTGGTGCTGTCACAGGAGGTGGCAGCATGAAGAAATCCGTGAAGGCTTTCATCGACGGAGTCGTCGCCGGGCTGGTAGCACACGGGGGTGCTTGGCTTGCGCAGGCGACCCTCGATAAGCTGGTGTACATTCTTGGCCACATCGCGATTGCGGTCGCGTTGCGGCATATTTAGAGCGCATAGCCTGGAGGAATCCGAAATGCCAGAAATCAGGTTCCGAGGAAGGGACAGCACCTTCCGAATTGGTGACGAAGTTTGTAGCCTATGGCGTGGGGATATCGAGGTTCCCATCAGGCGAAGAGAATGGCAAGTCCTGAAGTACCTAGCCGAGCGTCCGAACACTCTCGTCACCCGAGAAGAGCTTAAGCGAGTGGTTTGGGCGGGCGTCAATGTTGCAGATGGTAGCGTTCACGTGGCCCTCGCCGAACTTCGACGTTGGTTGGGCGATAGCCCAGAGGCACCCCAGTTCATCAAGGCGGTACCTAAACAGGGATGGATGTTCGTGGCCGAGATTGAACCGGTCGGGGGCAGAACGCAGAGCGATGATTCGCAGACCACACCTGCTCCGGGACCGACCAGTGGCAGCGTCGGAGCGCCGCAAAAGGGGGAACGTGCCGCGTCTGGGAAGGCCGATTCCTCCCGCCCCTCGATCAAGGGTTCCGATAGTATTACGCTCAGAATCTGGTCGCCCGATGGCCGCGGTGGATCAATCGCTGGCTCCGTCTCCCTACGCTGGGACGAGATCATCGCTGCTATCGGGCCCATAGTGCTTCAACCATGCACCGAGTCTCGAATCGAGCGCAACCTGACGGAAATTGTAGTAGACAAAAAGGGAGAACAAGCCAGGCTCTACGATAGTGGATTCCGATTGGTATTGACGCATCTTTTTGCAGCAAACATTTTGGAGCCGTGCGATTCTTTGCCAATGAGTACCGTGTTTGACGCTCACCATCGGACCATCGTCCCCAAAGATTACAATTTCTGGCGGCTGACGGATTCCGGCCGTGACTATCTGAAGGGCTTGTTGATGAACGATTGAAATACTTGGAGTGACCCTCATCTCAGAATAGCCTCCTCTGTTTAGGTCATGTGGCGTCTTGACCACGCGAGGAACATTAGCGCGAGGTCTCTTCACTTACGCGATTTCGATGACAGGGATGTTCACTTCGACGCGACCAAGAACGACGGACTGTTCCCACGCACCTTCGAACCGGACGGTATAGCGTCCCGCGACCGTCTGTCCGGTTGGATCGTAGGTGAACTTCGGTACGGTCTCCCAGGGATCGTAGAAGTAGAATGGCTCCTGCGGCCCCTTGCGCGCATCGTAGAAGTCGCGCAGCGCCTGGAGTTCCGAGGCGGTGAGCCGCTTCCCGGTGTGCCAGCTCTTGCGGCTCGTGTCAGCAAGACGGCCGCGCTGCGATTCTCCGTTGCGGTATTCGTTCACCTGGACCGGATACTTGCGCGAGTGGACGAATGACCGGCACAGAGTGAGCGGAAGCACCGTCGTTGGCGTGGCGTTGGCGACAGATCCGGGCATGTCAGCTTGTTAGCGTTCCTGGGCTGAGTTGCAGTGCGAGCAGCTCGCGGCGGCCCGCATTGGCTCGCGTCGCGGTCATGGCGGCGCTTTGGACCAGGCGCGGGTTGTCCGCGATCGTCTGGACGGCTTCGCCACGCAGGAGCGCCGTGGTGGCCTCGCCATCGAGCTTGATCACGATCGGGCCGGCGTTCTGAGGCGCGCCAGCGCCGATGCGGTCCAGAGCGATTCCGCTCGGTGAGCTCGCTTGATAGAGTACGCCACCCTGCTGAACGAGCGAGACAGGACGCACCTTCGCGGGCAACCCCGCCGTGCTCTGGCCTGTCGAGAGCGCGTACAGCTCAATCAGGTCGCGGATCTGTGGGCTGCGAATGGCGAGATCGAGGTTGCCACCGAAACCCTGCTTCGCCATCTGAACAATCTGTTCAAGGACGCCCTTCGACTGGATATCGACGCCGTACACGGCGCGGATCTTCTCGCGGGCTTTCTGCGCGGCGCTTTTGAAGAAAAGCCGGATGAAGCCGGCCACAGCACCGATGCCCGCGCCGATCGCGGCCCCGATCGGACCGCCAAACTTGAAGCCGAGTAATGCGCCGCCGGCGGTGGTTTCAGCCAGCCCGGTGAATCCGCCGCGGCGCAGTCCGTCGAGCGCCAGCAGTCCACCCGCCAGCGCGGCCGCGTCCGAACGCCCGAGCGCTGAAAGTTTCTGACCCAGAGTCGCCGATTGCCAGGTCACAGCCTTGCCCGGAGCGTACTGGACGCCGCCGCCGAATCCGAGGAAGTCCTTCAGCTTCGCGCCCAGGCCGGTGAGATTGAAGACGCTGCCCACGGCGGAAGATCCTGCGCCCGTTACCGGACCCGCGAAACCCCCAGTCCCGCCCGTGCCCCCCGCAATGCTTCCGGCTCCGAACACCGGAATCGCTCCGACCCCGAGCAGCCCGCCCAGCCGCCCGAGCACGCCGCCGCCAGATCCGGCGGGTGCGAGCGCCACACGCTGCCCTGTAAGAAGGCTCGACAACGCCCGGGCAACTTGCGAGGTGACGATTTCGCGCAGCACGGTCAGCACGGCGTTCTTCAACGCACCGGCCAGGGCCGACCAGATGCTCTGGCCCTTTTGGAGCATGGCGTCGAAGACCCGCTCGCTCGCCGACTTCATCTGGTCGAAGACACGCTGGTTTGCCGATTTCATTTCTTCGGCCATGCGCTCGTTGGCGTCGCGGACGATCTGTGTCTGCCGGATGGCCGCGTTCTCGCGCGCGGTGTTGATGGCATCCTGGGTAGAGGCCTCAAGCTGTCGGGCTTTCTCCGCGTAGGCCCGTAACAGCTCGTCTCGCCGCCGGGCGATCTCCTCTTCACTGATGAACCGCGCCCGCGCGATGATCTCCATCGTGGCGATCTCGCTCTGCGCCTCCCGGTTCAGAGCGGCAGCTTTCAGCTCGAACGACTTCAGCAGGAAGTCTTCCTCGATCGTGAGCTTCCGCCGCTCCAGATCTACCTTCTGCTCGACCGTGCGGGCATCGACGAACTCAAGCTGACGCAACTGCGCGTCGCGCGCCTGCTGGAGCACCGTCTGTTCGTAGTTCAGCCGGCTCTCCAGCGTCTCGGAAGCCAGCTTCAGCGTCTCCGACTGAAAATCCTTCTCGCGAAGCATCTGCTGCCCGCGCGCTTCGAGTTCGACCGCCGTCTGCTCTTCGAGCTGCTTCAGATGTTCGCGCGCGCTTTCCTTGAGTTCCTTGGTGGCTTCGGCGCGAAGGCGGATCGCCGTCGCCTGCGCCAGGTCGCGGTTGGCCTTGGCCGACAAGCCGATCTCCTGGCGATAGATGTTGTACTCGACGATGATCCGCGCCAGGCCCGTGAGTTCCTGCTTCTGGGCCGAGACGAGCAGGTTGTGGGCCTTCTCCTCGGCGTCCTTAATCTTCTGGCGCAGTTCCTTCTGCCGCTGTAGCTCCTCTTGCAGGTTGCGCTCTTCGGCGATCCGCACGCGGATAGGAGCGCCGAAATCGAAGTTGGAAAAATCTTGCTGAAACTCGTCGAGGGCGCGGCGGCCGCCCATCAGCGCGTCTTTGATCTGCTCGGCGGTGTAGCCGAGTTTCTTCAGCTCCTCAAGCGACCGCCCGGCGCGAATCTCATCCATGATCTTCGCCCGGCGCGCCGTTTCTTCAAAGGCCCGGGCGTTCTCCTCCAGGCGCTGGTGCATCTCATAGAGCGCTAACCCGAGCGTCGCGACGCCCGCAGCGACCAGCCCCCACGGATTCGCGGCCGCAGCGAGTGTGATCGCCCGAATGCCCGCCGCAATCTTTAGGAGCAAGCCCGGAAGGTTGTAGGCGGTGATGACCGTAGCAACGCCCAACATCGCCTTGGTGAAGTCGCCAATCGCCTGAGCATTGTCGCGAGCCCACTTGGCGAGATCGGTCAGCACCGAGATCGCCTGGCGCATCTGGGGCAGGAACTGCTCGCCGATGGCGTTCTTGGCTTCGAGCACGTACCGCGTGAGCGAGGTCTGCTGCTTGCCCACAGTGCCGAGCGCGGCTTCGTAGGCTCCGGCAAACTTCGGCGCCTGCTCGAGCACCGCGTTGAACGCCGCCATCTTGCGCTCGGTTTCGGTCATCTCGTGGCCCACGCGTTGCTGGGCCTGCGCAAAAGTCCGCTCGAAGTTGACCTGGATTCCGTAGGTGCGCAGGACTTCGATCTGCTGGGTCACGATTCCGTGAACGATTCCCGCGAGCGTCTCCGACGAGTTTTTTCCGGCGATCACAGCCGCGTCCTGCGCGAGGCGCGCGAGTTCGGTCGCCCGCGACAAATCGATCTGGGCGGCGATCATCTGGGCGATAGCCGTGCGCGCGTCCTGCGTGGTAATGCCTAGGGCTTTGACAGCTTCGACCTGTCCGCGCACGGCCTCGACACTCAGGTCGTTCGACTTGGCGAGCTGGTCAAGCGCTACGCCCAGCGTCTCAGTCCGCGCGGCGTACTCGGCGGCTTCGATGGTGAGCGACTTTAGCACGCCGAACGCCTTCTCGATGGCAGCGGTGAACGCATTGCCGGCAATAACGCCTTTGGCCATGCTGCCGGTGAGGCTGTCGATTCCACGCGAGGCTCCCTGCGAAGAGCGCACGGCCACCTGCTCGATTCGCGTCAGGCCCGCATTGACTTTGTCGATGTTGCGGTTGGCGGCGTCGGTGGTGACCTCGATTACGAGCTGAAGTGTGTTCGAGGCGGGCATCGGCGGTTCATCTCAAGGGCATGACGGTCGCGTTCTTCGGAAACCGTCCGCAGGGTTAGAAATTCATCGAAGGCAACATCGGAAGCCGTGAACGTGACTCCCGCGCGCAACGCGAAATCGAGATCAAGCGCGCGGCGCAGGAGCCAGCCGGGATCGGATTCGAGCGCCTCGTCGAGCCGGGCAAGCGGGCAGGCATCGCACGGCGCAGCGTCGTCGGGCGCGTGCGGGCACAGCCGTGGGCCGTCGCAGAGATCTTCGCGCCGCAGCAGCCAGTGGACGAGGAACCGGACCCCGGGGGCATCCGGCCACTCGCCTAGGCTTCCCCCGCGTCTGACTCCTGCTCGGCCTCTAGGAATCCGAGCATTTCCGTGATCACCGCCGCCTTGTGGATCACCGGAACGTCGCCTGAGTAGCCGTCTTTCGACTGCGCGAGCTTGTCATAGAAGTCGCCCGCGGCGCGGAGGTTGATCTTGAGGATTTGCTTGCCGCGCCGGTTCTCCACCAGGCGCGAGAAGCTGCGCCGGTAACTCACGACTTCAGCCAGCGACGGGACGCGGAGGGCGTGTTTCGTGCCTGCGCCCGGAACTTTCAGCAAAATCTCCACGCCGCCGTTGGCTCGAGCGCAGTCTTCAACCTGCGCTCGCGACAACCGCTCGATGACGTAGGACGCCTCGTATTCGTCAAGCTGCGGTCCGTCTTTGTCGATGCGGATCTTACTGAGCAGCTCGCCGGCGGCGCGTTCGCCATCCATCACCTCGGTGACGGATTCGTCACGGCTCAACTGGCTGACCACGACGCGCCGGCGCGCGGAGTGCTCGATCCATTCCTCATCCGTTGGCCAGCGCACGCGGCAAGTCTTGCGGCCTTCCGGGTGCAGCACGCTAATTTCGATCTCTCGTTTGGTGTCGAAGGTGTTTTCCATGGTTACGATCCGATGTTGTCCTGTTGGCAAACGGCGACGGCGGAAAGCAGGCCGTTCGTGGTGTCGTAGAGCGGCGCGCATTCGACTTCCACCGTCACGATGCCTTCCGTGTCGCCAATGACGGCCGTCTTGAATGCGACTTTCTGAAACGTCACGGCGAGCGAGTGATAGTCACTGCCCGAGATCAGCTCGCCCTGGAGGCTGACGGTCGCGGTGCCGGTCGTCTGGTTGCGCAGCTTGGTCAGTTCGGTTGAGCCGTTCTCAAACCGCGCGACGAACTTGAGCGACGCCTGGCGATCGCCGAACTCAAGCCTCCCGCGAATGGCCGCGTTATCCTGCGTGCCGCTGCCGGGGAAGAATCCCGAATCGAGGCGCAGGTTGTTCTTGAAGCCCAGCTCGAGCGAAACCAGGTTGCGGTTGGTGACGTAGTTGACGCCGTTGATGGTGACCTGCGCACTCGCGGCGGGAAGCAGGTGTTCCGCCGTGGGCGCGGGAATGGTGATCCCGCTCGGTTCGGTGAGCTTGCCCGAGCCCGAGAAGTTGATCGTGATCTTGGAACTCGCGCGGCCTGGCCCGGACGCAAGCGCGATGGTGAAATCCTCGACGACGCAGCCAATGGCCATGCGGTCGAGAACGGCGCTTCCACCCTGCCGGATCGTTTCAATGAACGAAAAAGCCGGTAACTCGATTCCCGCTGTTACCGGATCCGGCGGCGTGCAGGTGTAGGTGATCGCGGTCGTACCGCTCTTCACGCGGTTCCCCAGGCCGAAAACGAACGCCCAGGCCGCGATCTCACTCGTCAGATACTTTTCGATCGTCCCCTGTACGTCCCACGACGTGGGATACACGCGCGTGGCGAACTCGTGGCCCTTGCCCAGCTCCGGCGCGTCGTCTTCGGTGTTGAGCGTGACCGTTGAGAGCGCGGCGTTGACTTTCGACAGGCTCCAGATGTCGGCCAGCACGTTGGCCGTTTGAAGCGCGGCCTGCTTCTTGTATCCGAAGCCGATCTTGGTTTCGCGAATGTTGGCCGGCATGCGTCAGTCCTCCGGTTCGTCTTTTTTCTTGCTGGGCGCTTCAACCTGCCGCCAGCCCCGCACCATCAGCGGGACCAGCTCTTCTGGCACTGCGGGCACGAGCTTCGGCTCGCCGCCTTCGGGCGGTTGCATGTAGACGTGTTCCATCAGTTGTCTCCGATCTCGGTGAAGCTCACCGCGACTTCGAAGTAGTCGGTTCCCTGCTCGTCGGCGATGCGGTGGATCGACGGCGTGTCCATTGGGTAGCAGCCGTCGTGGACGGTCGTATAGAGCAGCTTCTGCCCGGAGCCGTTGGGCGTGCCGTTCACGATCAGGCTGAAGAGCTTGTAGTAGGCGCTCGGCGGATCGGCGTCGAAAGTTTCCCGCGCGCGCAGGTACACAGAGACGTTGTGTTTCCAGGCCTCGTTCGCGCCGAACGTGCCCGGCGTTGTTCCCTGCCAGGCGACCATCACCGACGGCACCGGCATCTCGTAGATCGCAAGCGGCAGGCTGACGCGCTTGGGATACGAGTCGTGATAGGCGTAGATCCGCTGATCGTCGCCCTCCATCTCGGCGACCAGCTCCGGGATCGCGCGAAGCGTGGCGACAAGCGCATCCACCAGTTCGGCCGGATTGATCATCTCTGTTTGCCTCCCAGGAACCGCTCGATGACGAGCCGCGGCGTGATCTCGCGAAAGATACGCCGCGCGGCTTCCATCACGGCCCGGTTGTTCGCCGGCGAGAACACCAGCCAGGGCTCGATCCGCTCGGCGGCCTGGCCTTTGATGCGTTCCTTGCGCGACGTGAGCGATGCCTTGGCAGCCTTCTCGCTCACCGTGCGCAGCGTCAGGTTGCGCAGCAGACGGCCGGTGAGCGACAGGTCGCGAATCGCTCGCCGCCTGAGGACCTTGCTCTTGTAGATCGCGTAGCGCTTGGTGAGCGGCCGCGCGGGCGCGTCACGCGGTCCGAGCCCGGCCGCCAGCCGGTTCTTCACCGCCGCCAGGCCGACCGTCCCGATCTTCAGCATCTGAAACTGCCGGAAGTTCAGGTGATTGATGCGAAGCTGCTTTTTGTGCCAGATGCGGACGCTCGGCATGGTGATCCCGGGTTAGAATGAAGAAGCTAGGAACTCAAAGTGAAGCGAACCATTCAGGTGAGAATTTTTCGCGGCGACAATCAGTACGTCGCGGAGTGTCTCGATCTGCCCGTGGTCACCGAGGCCCCGACGCTCGATGAGCTCGCGGCCAATATCCGCGAGGCGATCGCGCTGCACCTGGAGGACGAGGATTTGACGGAACTCGGCCTTGCGGCTGATCCCACAATCCTAGCCACCATGGAGCTTGAAGCCGTCGCCTGATGCCCAAGCTGAGGACGCTCGCGGGCCAGGACCTGCTGCGCATCTTCGCCGGGTTCGGATTTCAACCCGCTTCTCAGCGTGGCAGTCACGTCAAAATCAGACGGACGCTGCCGGGCGGAATCCGCCAAAGCTTGACGATCGTTCTTCACAGCGAAGTGGACAAAGGGACGCTTCGCGCGATTTTTCGCCAGGCGCTCCGTTACATTCCTGAGAGCGAGCTTCGGCCTCATTTCTACACCGAGGATTGACGCTACGCGGGCCGATTGAAATGGAGCACCAGGCGGATACCGCCGTTGGCATCGGCTTCGAGATCCACGACCTTATAGATCGAAATTCCAACGGTCACCTCGTCTCCGCGCACTGGCGGCTCGGTGAAGGATGCCGCCTTTACAAACAGCAGCGCGTAAGTTCCCGGCGTGGAATCCTCCCGGCGTGCGCCAACATCGAGAATCCCGGTGAGCGTGAACGCAGGTGACCCGTTCTCCGGGGTGTAGGTGACGTTCTGGCCGAAGGTCGCAAGCTCGATGTCGATTTGCCGGGCGAGTTCGGCAGGCCAACTGAATCCTGGAGGAGCGCTCACTTCTTGCGGCGAGTCTCACCTTGGGCGGGTTCATCCTCGGGTTCCGCGGCGACGGCTTCCGCGAATCCCCGTTCGATGAGGCTCTGCCCCTCCGTATCGTTGATGGTGAACACAGCGCCGGGCGGATGAATCTCGGCGCCGGCGTAGATCGTGACCAGTCCTTTGATCTTCATGGTTACAACACCGTTGCCGCGAGGCTGGCATTCACTCGATACGGCACCACCAGCGGAGCCGACTGCATCATCAAAAACCGCACCGCCGGGTCCTCTTCGACCCACGACTTCACGTAATACGGGACCGCCTGGAATCCAACTGCCTCGTCGCGGATCGCGCCGTAGGCTCGCACGCCCTGAAGCTGCCCGGACATGATCACCGTTCCGCTCGGGAGAATCGGCTGCTCGACGCCCGCGTCATCGATGTACCAGCCCGAGTAGACGAAGATGTTGAAGCCGTCCACCGAACCCATATACACGCCGCCCTCGGTGATCTGCGCTCCGAGTTGCATCGTGGGCTGCGCGCCGATCGCGCGGTAGAGATCGAGCCGCTTCTGCACCTCCGCATTCGCCCGGAACACCTTCCAGGTGGCGACATCCATCACCACATCGGTGGGCATCGCGCCACACTTTTTGAGCACGACCTGCGCCCAGTCCTGGAGGCTGTTGAGCGGATTCACGCCCGTGTCGGACCAGCGGTTCGGGCTGGTCAGCACGATGGTCTGCGCGCCGTCGCGTCCGAAGTTCACCGAGACGCTCGGATGGTTGTCGCCGACGATTGTCACCGCGCCGGTGCGGAGCACCGTGGCCGACATCACCTCCAGCCGCCGCGTCAGCATGTTCAGCATGTCCTCGAGTTCGAAGGCGAGGATGGCGCGCAGGCGGTCCATCGGAGAGATGCTGCCGCCGATCTGCTCGCCGATCGAGCGCTTCAGAGGACGGTTGGCGTCGAAGACGCGCTTATCCTTTATATAGGCGGGCTTGAAGGTGTTCGTCGTGTAGCCGCGTCCGGCAACGACTTTCCCTTCGACCAGCGGCGACACAAACGGCGCGAGCCGCCGCTTGGCGTCGTCCACGTCGAAGTGGATCTCCTCGGACGTCTCGGTCTGGACGTTCGGGAAGAAGCGGTCCAGCAGGAAACTCGAAGGCCGCTTCAGGTCGGCGACCACGCCGTTCAATACGTTGGTGGAAAACAGATCAGGCATGCAAATCTCCTTCCGTTAAGCGGGCTGCACCGAAACGAGGTAAATGCCCTTGACTCGCAGTCCCTCGCGAATGCTGGCCAAGGTGTGCGAAGCCCCGAGTGTCAACGACGACTCATTGAAGCGCCCGGCGAAGTAGGCCATCGCCTCTTTGTCACCGCCGCTTGCGTCGGTGTCCATCGCGAGAATGGCGTCGGGCACTTCCGAGCCGTCGGAAGAGCCGGAAAGCGACAGCACGTACTTGCCGCTCGCGGTGACTTTGCCGAGCACGGCCCCACGCACCAGGTTCTGGCCGCTCAGGACCGTCACCTTGCGCGAGAAAATCTCGTCCTCGCCGGCGATCAGGCGGTCGGGCGTGAAAACACCAGTCGAAAAGCTGGCCATGGTTAGTTCCTCCTCATCGAGTTGTGGATTGCGACGATGCGCTGCACTTCAGTTGCGTCGCTGTCGGGTTCATCGGCGCCTGCGCCAACGGCGGGGTTCTTGAGCGCTGCCATCGCGGCGTGGAAACCGGAGGGCGCACTCGCTGCGGGCGCGGAAGCGAGAAGCTTGCGCGCGGCTTCGGCGTCAAGATCGCTTTCAAGAGCGATGGCCTGGGCCAACGTCTCCCGGCCCTCGGCTTCGGGCGAGTTCAGGATCGCCGCGATACGTTCGCGTTCGGCGAGCCGCGCGTCGGGTGCGGCGACTGCCGTGGAAACAGGTTCATCCATTCGGATCACTCCTTTCGTTTTCGGGAATTGCGCTGCGAGCGCGGAGACAACGGACTCGAAAGTACCCAGCCGGTCAGCCATTCCCGCGCGAACGGCCTGCGCCGCCGGAAGCAGGTTACCCTGGCCGAAGTCGGCGAGCACGCGTTCGGGCGAGACGCCGCGATTCCGCGCGACGGCGTTGACCAGGATCTCGGCTTGGGCATCGACGATCTGCTGAATCTGGCCCCGGCCGGAGTCGGTCGCCGGATCGGGACGCTTCAGCGGCGACTGGCTGGAGACGATCTCGTAAGTGACCACGCCGGCCTTGGCGTCGCGTTCGCGCGTGTCGCGGAACGTCGCCACCACACCGACGCTGCCGAGCAGGGCGGATTCCTCGGCCACGATCTGGTCGGCGGCGGATGCCAGCCAGTATGCCCCGGACGCCCCAAGGCCTCCAACGTAGGCGATGGTGGGCTTGCGCCCGCGCGCCTCGTAGATCATCCGCGAAAGTTCGTTGACGCCGTCGGCCTCGCCGCCGGGCGAGTTCACGTTGAGCACGATGGCCCGCACGCCGGGGTCCTCCAGGGCCTGGCTAAAGTCGCGCGCGAGCACTTCGATCGAGGTCGCGCCGCTGATTTCTGTGAGCAGGTTTGCGTAGCGGAAGATCGGACCGGTTACCGGGATCACCGCGACGCCGTCCCGAACCTCCACGGTGCGGGTGTTCTCAAGCGGTCGGCCCAGTTTCGCCGCCACAGCTTCCGGGCTGGGATTCGTGCGCTCCGCGATCTCCAGGATCTGGCGCAGCCCGGCCTCGGTGATCGCCCACGGACGGTCGGCCGCGTACACAAACGCCCTCATGCCGCGTTCTCCTCTTTCTCGGTCACGAGGGGCCGCTGGCTCGATGCGACTGCCGCTTCCAGCAGGCCCAACTCTTCCATTCGGCTCCGCTCCCGAGCCCGTTGCTCCAGGACCTCCTCCCAATCGAGGCCTTGCTCGGCGCACTCGTCTTCGAGCGTCGAGATTCCTGCGTCCATGCGAATCTGCGCAGCCTGCGCCTCCTTCACCGGATCGATCCAGCCCCGGCCCGGCCCGATCCACTTCGCGCGGGTGTAGGCGAAGCGGTTCGCGTAGAAGCCGGGAGCTTCGACCAGGCCCCCGTTGATCGCCTCTTCCAGCCACAGCTCGTACACCGGATTCGCCCAGTGCGTGGCGAGCCAGTGCCGGCGGCCTCGGAAGAACCGCCAGGCTTCGAGCAACGCCGCGCGGGCGCTTGAGTAGTTCGTTTTCGAGAAATCCTTGAGCAGCAGCTCATAGGGAAGCCCGAGGGCGGTGCCGATGTGCCGCAGCACGGTTTCCACGAACATCGAGTACTGCGACGCCGGGCGCGTGGGAGTGAACGGCTTCAACTGGTCGCCGGGATAGAGTGGGATCACCGCGCCCCCCTTGAGCTGGACGCGGTACTCGTTCTTCTGCGTGAGATAGGCGTTGGCGTCGCCGCCCATCATCTCGGCGATCGACTGCGAATCGAGCGGCGTCTCGATCACCGCCGCGACCATGGCGTTCACCACCGCCGCCTGAAGTTCGGTGCGCTGGTAGTGGTCGAGCATCTTAAACTGCTGGAGTACGGAGGAGAGCAGCGGTTTGCCGCGTGTCTGCCCTGTGCGTTCCTTGTCGTGGACATGAATCACGCGCCGGCGGCCCCAGGGCGTGAATGCGGGGACACGCTCCCATTCGGCATCGAAGAGCGCGCCTCCGATCAGCGTGTCACCGGGATGCGACTTGCGAATCCAGTAGGCGATGGGTGCACCGTTCGCGTCGATTTCGACGCCACCGCGCAGGTTGGCGGTGTCCATGCGGAGGTTGGGGTTCGAGAGCCGATCGGCTTCAATGACTTGGACGCGCGTCGCAAACTTCGCGTTCGGATTCGGCACCCAAAGCGGCAGCGCCAGCGATTCACCGTTCAGCAGCGCCGCGCGAAACACCTGTGCGGTGAGGCCGGAGAACGTCAGGCTGTTGGCGGCGTCGCACTCGATCGTGTCGGCCCATGACCGCCAGAGGCTCTCGACACGCTGGCTCCACGCTTCCGCCCAATCTTTGTCGCGCCCGAGCGCGCGGTAGTCGGGCGTGGAGGACAGCCGCAGGCCCGCGCCGCAGACGTTGTCCACCAGCGTCTGCATTGCTCCGCTCGCGATACCGTGATTGCGGATCAGGTCGCGGCTGCGGGAAACGAGCGTCGGCAGATCCGGCAGCAGATCTGCATCCGCCGATCCCTGCGCCGGAAGCCACGACGCCAGCTCGCGCGAAGTGAGCGACGCGCCCTGGTGCGCCGCATCCGCCGAAAGGCGCAGCCCTCCCTGCACGCTCTTCAGTGCGCGCCGGATGGTGTTCGAGATGGTCTGGATCACCCTGGGAATTCGAAAAGGATCGGCTTGCGGTTGCCTCTGGTCGTGGCCTCGATCTGCTGCTTCAGCGAGGCGATGTACTTCTGGAGTTCGCCGATATTCGCGGCGGTGTACCGCACCCTTCGATCTGAAAACTGGATCTCCTCCACACGTGACCCGGTCATTAGACGGTGGAGGGCAAGCTCAGCCTCGGTGACCCAGGTTGCAAGCTCCGTTGCGGTTGCCATGTGATCCAAGTGCAGATCTGTTCAGCGGTAGAATTGGGACTCTCTCTTCACCAGCGGAGGTGCGAATGGAAGCACGCAGTTCAGTATGGCCTCTTGAAATCCTCTCCGACCCGAGACCCGTCGAGCGGCGCGGACCAAATCATCTGCGATGCTTCTTTGTGTGCCCCTTTACGCCGAAGGACGTATATGACGATCTGTATCGGCTCGTGCAGCACGCTTGTAATGCGGTCGGCACCGACCTTCACTGTGAACTCGAATGTATAAGAGCCGATGCAATCGTCGGCTCTGGCGTCATCCACGCTGAGATCTGGCACGAAATACAAACTGCAGATGTGATCATTGCCGACATCAGCGGCATGAACGGCAATGTGCTGCTCGAACTCGGCGTCGCCGCAGCCATAAGACGAAAAGAGCATGTGGTGGTCTTGATGCACGAAGACCAGGACCAAAGATTCCTGTTTGACCTCGGTCCCGTCCGGCACATCCTATACCGACGAACATACGAGGGTTTCAATAACCTGTTGAGCAATCTCCGCATGGCCTTGCTGATGGCCATTACTACAGCCCCAGCGGATCAGGACACTAGCGTCCCGATGGAAACCGACCTCAGCGCAGATTTCACGAAGGGCACAGATGTAGATTGGCTCGTTGGTCCTTCACTAACACACCGGCGCATAGTCAAAGAGGGCCTCGAATTCGGTTCGCTTTTTGTTTACCGCAACTCGTGGCTGCGGGTAGTGGGCGAATTCACTAACCTCGAGCTACAAGCTGAAATGAGGTTTTCCGGGTTGCGCGATCAACCGGCCTGGATCGGCATCGGAGTGCGAAGCCAGAACTTCTTTGCCAACTGGAGTAACCTCCTGTATGTCAGGGCCGACGGCTCTGTGATCAGGACCGTAATCGAGAACGATCTGGGGCAGTATCATGACGAGGAAGTAGGGCACCTACAGGGATTCGCTCTGGAGCGCTACGTCACCTTCCGCATTCGCATCGACGGTACGGAATTCGTCAGATCCATCGATGACGTGCAATGCAAGCACGACGTTGCTTCGCTCCCGCACGTGTTTCCTAAGGGCATGGTACTTCTCCAGACTTACAACGCTCGCGCAATCCTTAGAAAGCTCGATCTTCGTCGCGTCCCCTAATCGCGCTACAGATATGGGTCCGAGGGTAGTACCGGCTGAAAGACCGGCTTTCGCTTCGGCTCGGCTTCAGGTTGCACTGGCTTCACCGCATCCTCGAGTTCCTGCCACCGCCGATCGTTGAACCGGTCGATCCCATAAATCACCGCCGCCGCGATCGCGTAGACGCGCGCGTCGAGAGCCTCGTTGCGCTCCCGCATCTTCTGCCATTCGGGTTTCGGGTAGCCGTTCACCACACGCGTGACAAGCTGCTCGGCGGTGAGCTGTTTGAAAAACTCCTCGTTGTAGCGCGGAAAGTGGCAGTAGCCCGCCGGGAACGGTTCGCCCGACTCTTCCGTCGGCCGCTCCAGGCGCAACCAGCGGTACAGCTCCTGCTTCGCCAACCCGCTGTTCACGGGCCAGATCCGCACGCCGCGCCGGATTCGCTTTCCATGTGGCCCAACTTCAACCGACGACGGCAATCCGACCAACGCCGGCGCGCGCGAGTCGCCCTTCACCACAACCACTCTGCCCGGACCCTGCTGCTTCGCCCAGCCGTAGACTTCGGTCGGCGCATAGCCGCAGTCGATCGCCAGTTTCACGATCGGCAGATCCACACCGGAGTGCGTGCGAAATGTTTCGCCGAAGAGCTTCGTCAGGTCTCCCCACACCGGCTGCCGCGACGTGTCGCCTTCAAGCACCCGGTAATCGACCGACCACGATTCTTTCCAGCGTCCCCAGGCAACAATCTCGACCTCGAGCCGGTCCTTCTGCACGTCCGCACCGGCAGTGAGAAACAGCCCGCCGGCGGGAACTACGCCGATGCGGTAATCCTCGCGGCGATCGTAGAGACGCCGCCAGTCGGGAGCCTCGCCCTGTTCGACCCACGTCTCCCCGAGCACGGTGTTGACGAACACCTGAAGCAGTTCGGGACTCTTTTGCGCTTCCTCGAACATGCGCGCCGCCTGGCCCCAGGAGAACCAACCTACAGGCGAGTACAGACTCGACAAGTGGAATCCCACAGTCTTCCCGTCGCTCGCGGCGGACGGCCGCCACTCGCCGCGCTCGAGCATGTGCGTCTTGTGAAAGTTCTCGATCGCCCGATCGCAGTGCTCGCACAGGTACACGGCTTTCTCCGGCTCGCCCTTGGGCCACTGCAGCCGCTGGAACTTGAGCACCTGGAACTCGTCGCAATGCGGGCAGGGAACCCAGTAGCGTCGCTGGTCGCTTTCCTCGTAAGCCTTCTCGATGCGGCTGCGCCCCGCGATCTTCGGCGTCGATACCATGAACAGCTTCCGGCGCGCAAACGTCCGAGTACGCGCGAGCGCCAGGTTGACCGGATCGCCTTCACCGTCCACATCGCCCGGGTAACCGTCCACTTCATCCAGGAACAGATACCGCGCTGCCATCGAGCGCAGCCCAACGCCGCTGTTGGCTCCCGTAAGCACCAGCACGCCGCCCGGAAATTCCTTCGCCAGGATCGTATTCCCGCTGTCACGCGAGCGGTGATCCCGAACCAGTTCTTTCAGCGCTTTGCTCTCCTCAATCAGCGGGTCGATGCGCTGCTTCGAGTTCCGCTTGGCCATCTCGACCGTGGGCTGAACGGCCATCATCGGCCCCGGCGCCTGGTGGATCACATAGCCGATCCAGTTGTTGCCGCACTCCGTGCCTCCGATCTGCGCGCCCTTCATGAAGACCACGCGCTCGATCGGCGACGACGGCGAGAGGCAATCCATGATCTCTCGCAGATACGGCGTGCGATCCGTTCGCCACGCCCCCGGTTCGGCCGAGGCCCGCTGCGAAAGCACGCGATAGCGGTCGGCCCACTGCGAGATCGTCAGGAGCGGTTCGGGCTTCAGGCCGGCGCGAAACGCTTCGTCGTAGATCTCAGCCGCTGTGGTCGCCGGAGAGTTCAATCAACGCCTTCCGAATCTCGTCCGTCAGGATCTGGTGCGTCCGCACCGGATCGGTTTCCGCCGCGAGCATCGCCGCCACGCGGTCGGGAATGTTCAGCAGGTTGTCGCGCACGATGCGCGCCTTGGTGAACTCCGCCACGGTCCACTCATCGCGGTTGATGAGCTTGCCGGCGCGTTCTTCGAACTCGATCTTCGCCAGCCGCGCCAGGTACAGCTCGCGCACGGCTCGCGATTGCGCGTAGGTCGGCCCGCCCGTTGCGCCGTCGGACTTCGGCGTGCGCTTCGGCGCGTTCACCGGGCTGGTGTTGCGGTCCCAATCGCGATTTGCCTGCTCGACGTCGATCCTGCCGTCGGCAGTGGTCTTGATCCTTCCCTGTTTGATCGCCTTCTGGACGGCGGTGTGGCTCACGCCGCGGTGTTCGGCGTACTTGCGGACGCTTACCAGGGGCATCGTGCATCGCGCTTGCAACCAGCAGATTCTGCTTGACTTGCTGGCCCACCCGAGGGATGAATGGAGTCCCTATGGTTACCCGCGAACAACTCATCGACTGGGCGATTAGGAACGGCTGGAAGCTGGACCGCTACGGGCATTTGCAGAAGGTCGAGCACGAAGGCCTGCGCCAGTACCGGCTGAAGCTCAGCCGGATCGCCGTCCGCTACGAAATCAAAACGCACGCCGGTTGGGTGCGCGTCCGCAGCGGTTACTTCAAGGACCTCACCATCACAGCCGACGGGAAGCTCGCGGGCTGGACCAAGTAACGAAAGGAGACCACAGCGCATGCGCGTATTCACCATCGACTGCGACAACAACATCGCGGTCTACGCCGCGCCGGAAGAAGTTCCGGCGGGCGACAAAATCCACCGCTTCACCAGCGAGAAGGATCTCGGCAAGGTGCTCGAGATGCTCAACGGCGACGAACTGGTCCAGCTCTGGAACAGCTTCGCCGGCGTGACGCCCTTCGACGATCTGAAGCCGGTCAAGAAGTTCACGGACCGCAAGACCGCCGTCGCGCGGATCTGGAAGGCGGTCCAACGGCTGGACGCCCCCAAAGCGGCCAACGTCGCGCAACAGGGCGCGCCCATTTCAAACGAGGCCGCGCCGAAGGCCAAGAGGTCGGGCAAGAAGGCCACCTCGCCGAAGAAGGCCGCCCGTGCCAAACAGGGCGCGACGGAAGCCCGCGACGGCAGCAAGAAGGCCGAGGTCCTCGAGCTACTGCGCCGCAAGCAGGGCGCGACCCTCGCCGAGATCATGAAGACGACCGGCTGGCAGGCCCACACCGTGCGCGGGTTCGTGAGCGGTACCCTCACCAAGAAGCTCGGGCTGAAGGTCGAGTCCTTCCGCACTGAGGACAAGGAGCGTACCTACCGCGTTTCCGCGTAGCTCGACGTCCGAGCCCCGCCTCCCGCGCCGCCAGGTTTCACCGCCTGGCGGCGTTCGTTCTCAAGCTGCAACCGGCACGCGCTCATCTCGGATCTCGTCAAAGCTGCGTCCGTCACCTTCGAGCATGGCCTTCGCGCCCTTGTACTCCTGCCAGCGCCGGATGATGACATCGCAATACGGCGGATCGATTTCCATGAGCCGCGCCTTGCGCCCGAGTTTCTCGGCCGCGATCAACGTGCTGCCCGAACCTCCGAACAGATCTAACACAGTTTGTCCAGATCTGGACGAATACGTCAGCGCGCGGATCGCCAGCTCGACCGGCTTCTCCGTCAGGTGGATCATCGCGGTGGGGTTCACTTTCTTCACGCTCCACACGTCAGTGGCGTTCTTGATCTCGGGGTTGAACCAGTGCGCCGCACCCTCGCGCCAGCCATAGAATCCCCATTCATGATTCCCCATAAAATCCTTGCGGGTCAGCACGGGGTGTTCCTTCACCCAGATGATCGCCTGCGAGAAGTACAGCTCGCATTCCGCAAGCGCCGGGGGATAGTTGGCGCAGTTGGCGTACCCGCCCCAGATGTAGAACGAGCCTCCGGGCTTCAGCACGCCGGCTAGGTTGCCGAACCACCGGCGAAGCAGCGCATCGTAATCGCCGTCCTTCATGAAGTCGTTTTCGAGAGCGCGATCCTTGGGCCGCATCTTCTTGGTGGTGCCCTTGGCTTTTGACGGATGACGATGCACGTCGAGACTCTGGTGATGCTGGAGGTTGGCAAACGAAGAAACGCCAGCCGCGATCGCGTTATTCGACCGGGGCTCGACGCGCACGTTGTAAGGCGGATCAGTGTTGACCAGATCGACGGGCGCGCCATCCACGAGGCGGTTTACATCGTCGCGGTTCGCCGAATCTCCGCAGAGCAGCCGGTGATCGCCGAGAATCCAAAGATCACCGCGACGAGAAACTGCCTGTTCCAGCGGTTCGGGAACGGCGTCCTCTTCCGTGAGGCCCTCGCCCGGCTCTTCCGCCAGCAGCCGCTCGAGTTCATCCTCGTCGAAGCCGATCACGTCGAGGTTAAAGTCGGCGTCGCGTAGCTCCGCCAGTTCGCCGCGAAGCAGTTCCTCGTCCCATCCCGCCAGCTCCGCGAGCCGGTTGTCGGCCAGGATGTACGCGCGTTTCTGAGTCTCGGACAAGTGATCCAACACGACAACGGGAACCTGATCGAGCTTCAATTTCCGCGCCGCGAGCAAACGCCCGTGGCCGGCGATGATCCCGTCCTTGGTGTCCACCAGCACCGGGTTGTTGAACCCGAACTCGGCGATGCTGGCGGCGATCTGCGCAACCTGGGCGTCCGAATGCGTGCGCGGATTCTTGGCGTAGGGGATCAGGCGGTCGATCGGCCAGAGCTCGATGCGCTTGGCCATGGCGTGCGGAGTCATCGCGTTTTGTTCAGTGGCAACTGGCAACCGGCAACCACTTTTCGGCTCTGACGGTAGCGAAATTGTGCGGCAGTCCCACCCGCCCGGCTCGATCGCCGGGAAGGAACCGCTCGCGCCTCACCATACCCAGTAGGCAACGATCAGCCCCTCGTTCGCGGCGTTGGCGTCGATGTAGTAGTCGGCGGGCACGAGGAAGTGCTCGCCATCCGGCGTCTCCACGGTGAACTCATCCGCTACACCCCCACCCGCCCCAGTCGGCCAAAACTCCTTGATTACGCCCGCTCCCGTCGCCTTGTTCATCCCGGCGACGCCCACGAATACGCGCCCAGTCTCGCCGATGACGACCGAGAACCGGAGCCGCGCGACGCGCAGGTTTGTGTCGGTTGTCAGGCGCACCGGCGTCCCCGGCGTCGGGACCGCTATCTTTCCGAACGATCGGGCTTGCATGAGATCTTTCTCGTGGCGACGATCCTTCGCACGTCACTTCGGAACGCCCCGCGAGCATAGGCCACGTACCGCCCGCCGACGTTCCTGCGTTGTGTCTTCACGGCGCGAGGCAATCCTGAACCACCCGCAAGAAGATCGCGCGCGTGCCGAACGCCTCACCGTCCTCGTCGCGGAGCGAATCGAGCTTCTTGAGTTTCCAGCATCGGCGGCCGCTGTCCAGGTGCTGCTGATAGCTGTAGCGCGTGCCGACTTTCAGATCGGGCTGGACCGGGTTCGACCCATCCTCCCGCCGCAGAAAGAGCGCCTTGATGTGGCCTTTGCGCCCATAGGCCGCAGTCACGAAGCCGGCCTGAAGTAGACGATGGGACGCTTCATGCGAGCGAAACCCGAGAGGTCTTCCGTCTGCGGAGTAAATCGGGACCTGGTTGTTCCTTTGGGACACGTCTAGTGTTGAAGTGGAGGGAAAGGGATTAACGAGCGTCCCTTCGCTCGGCTAGTTTCCATTCTGCGGCTGTTGAGGTTGCCACACAAGAATCCGTCGGGCGTTACAGAAGTACTTGTTTTTCAATCCGCTCCCGGCATCCGGCAACGTCCACGCACACGATCGGCCGGGAAAAGTTTGAAACAAGTTCGCAGGTTTTGTTTGGAGAATCGGCAAACTGGACCTGCCGCCCATCCGTAAGGATGAATGCGCCGCGAATGATTGCGCGCTCGTCCAGCCGATGATCAAAGATCAGCTGACGTAGCGCGGGAGATAACCGGCGCAACCGTTGGAAGGAGAGTCCCCGCCTGCGGAGATCCGCCAGGATGACGACCAATAGCGCCTGCGACGCCGTGTACAACCGAACTCGGCCCGACCGTGATGCGTTTGCGACACCCTTCTCCACCCACACTTGGAGCTGGCGAAGGGTGACCTCGGCGAATTCAGCCACCTGCGCCGTTCTGTAGCGACCGTCATTCATAGCCGATCCTGCTTTGGTGTGACGGTGTGACAGCGTGTGACACGAAAACCGCTAAGAAATGCTACGCGAGGACGCCAATCGAAAAACTTCCAGGATTCGCTGTCACACCGTGTCACACCGTCACACCGGGCTACTAATCGTCCTCCGCGGTCCTGAATCGAATGCCAAGCCAAACCCGAACCTGTTTCGTTTCCCGCCGGCCATCCGGCCTCACCCGATCTCGCTTCCTGCCCAGTTTGATCAGACGTTCATCGAATGAATCCTTGGAGAGAGGGTACTTGTGGCCCATCGCCTCGGCCCAAGACGCGTACGCCGTGTAGAGATCCGAGACCGGGACCCAATATCCATCCTTCTTCCACGAACCCGCATCGCCGCTCGGCGCGAGCACACAGCGGTCTTCAAAGAACTCTTTGAGTCGATCGGACTCCTGGCGGTACTGCTCGGTGGCAGCGGTAACGTCTGGCGGGTCGCCCAGCCCGTCGCAGTGATAGAGGACCGCGCCTTCCACGATCCAACGCAAGATGCCCGGCAACTCTGATCGGAGCTTTGCCGGCAAGTTCTTGTCGATCTCAGTCTCGGGTATCTGGATCTTGAAGGGAATGCATTTCACGCGGTTCCAGATCGCGTCGTTCGGGTCCGTGATGACGGGCCTGTGATTGCAGTCAAGGAACAGCTTGTACGTCGGCTGGAACGTGATCATGTTCTCGCGGAGGCGCCGCGCCTTGATCTGCCCAAGCCCTGTCAGATACTTCACACGGCTTAGCGAGAGCCGCTGCCCTTGCTCCACTTCACTGGATGAGACGAACCGGCAACCCTGCAAATCAGCCAAGTCCGTATTGACGGCGTTGTTCGAGATAGCCTCTTTGGGCCGAATCATAAGGCTGTCGACCTGGACTTGGCCGGCATATTCTCTATCGCCCAGCGCATCTCGAATGATCTCAAGTAGGGTCGTCTTTCCGTTATTGCCCTCGCCATAGAGGACGAAAAGGAGCTTCTCGGGCTTCCCCGTTGCGGCGCAGCCGAACACCCTCTGGAGATACGACACGAGTTGTTCGGTCCGAATAGTCTCGCCCTCTGAAGCATCCGGGTGGCTACCCATGATGCGGTACAGAAACGCCGTAAACCTGGGGCATTCGGCACACGGGTCGTAGCGCAGTCGAACCAGCTTGCTCAACAGGTCTTCCGGCCGGTGTGGCCGCAATTCACCGGTTCGAAGATCCAGCGTCCCGTTCTCGACGTTCAGTGCCCAGGGGTCGCGATCAAAATCGTTCGCGCTGACCTGCCGTACCTTCTTCTTCGCGAGGTGCATCATGTTCGCCAGGGAAGCTCTCGACAGGGAATTGTTCAAGAACCTCAGGAACGCCTTTCGTTTTTCGGCATCCGTGATGTGCTTCGCTTCGCCGTAGGCCTCGAGGATGGTCTTTTCGGCGCGCTTCTCAACTTCCACAAATTCATCGAACAGCCACTGCTGGCCGGTCCAAACGTAGTAGCTCTTCCGCTCGGTGCAATAGACCAGCTCGCGCCCATATAGGTCCGCCAGGCGATCGGCGTTCCCGGTGTCGTTCCAGTGGTAAGCGCGGTGCGAGCCGCGCTCAATGCCGAGCCACCGCAGAGCCGTGTCGACGACCTTCTTGTCAACCAGCTCGGCCAGAGTCGGAACACCAGTGATCTCATGACCTTTGGAGTGCTTCTCGAAGGTGGACTCAACTTCCGAGTCCGCGGCATGCAGGTCGGTTTTCGCAGGCCACAGACAGCCATAGATAACCCGGTGAAATGACTTTGCCTCGTCGACGTGCCATTCGGCGCGGGCCAGCACACCGGCAAGAGCCAAGAACGCAAGATGGCGTGAACCCTGTGCAGGCCAGTGCCGGACAAGAAGTGCGACCGCCGCCACGCGGCGGACGGCGGTCAGGAGCACGTCCGCGTCGATATTCGCGGGGGTGCCGTCGAAACCCGGCTCAAAACGGATTTGCTCGCCAGTCTGGTGGACACTCGGGGGCACAATCGTCTGCAGGCCAATGGCGCCGTCCGACGACAACCCGCGCAACTCGATCAATGTAGCTTTGTCCAGCGGGTCGTGAAACTGCTGTGTCCGGACGGGCGGATCGGAGCGATAGAAATAGTGAGAGAACGGCTTGGATTGCCTCCCAAATATCATGCCCGTTTCCGGTAGCAACTCGCGCGCGGCCGTGATGGCTTCGGGGCAGTCGCAGTCCACGTCGGTGCTTCCATATTTGTCACCCAGCAACACTCCAATGTTCTGAGGCTGGTCGCCGAAGTATTGTGGAGCCGCATCGGCCGTGATTCCCAGCCGTTGCCAACCTTCAAGGACGGGCTTCTTGGAGCGGTATGGGACCGGTACGGGGAAGAAACCCCTTTGCGCCCAGTCACGGGCGGCCTCGAGTGGAGTCATGGTCGTCGGAAAGAAAAAGCGCCCCCCTCGGGAGGCGCTCAAGAAGGCGAGTTCGAGATGTATCCAAGCTGGGTGCCCAGCTAGGACGCGTCACCGTCAGTGCTGCCGATCAGATTGAAACAACTAGGCTTTTGTCGGTTCGATCACAAGGCGACCTGGACCGCAAAAGTTCGAAACGTGTCCACGATGGGGAGCCGGCCGCCCATCGCCCGCAAGTCCAGCGGCGACCGATACCACCCTACCTGTAAACAACTTTGAGACAGTGACGGGTTGTCTCCCAGTTCGCCGTTGTAGTCCGGGCCCCAGCAGCGGATGGTTCCGTCGTCCTTAACCTGGCAACTGTGCCGGTGCAAGCCGGAAAACCGAGGCCATGACTCCTCCTCGTGTGGATAGCCCCACAT